AGAGTGCAGTCACTTAAGAATCTTCAGTTATTAGTAACTGTTCCTGGAAATGTAGATCTATATGCTGGATATGGTGTAGATATCAATATCCCTGCAACAAAACTCAAGGGTGATAAGATGGTGAGAGATAGAAAGTATAGTGGTAGATATGTTATTGGAGGAATTAGACATAAGTATGATGGAAAGAGTATGGATACCGAAATGTTGGTTTACAGAGATTCGATACCACAAAATCCAACCTAATGCTATAATATCTAAATAATTCAGCAGATACACTCTAATTATGACAGAAAAACAGCACGATTTAGATCATGAAGTTTATCTTGATCCTAAAGACCATAAAGAGCATATCAATCATGGTATGTTAGAGTATAGTGAGGCAGATCTAAAAGATGTTCATGCAGAGTATGATGAATATCATAAGAATGATGAAGTAAATACTAATGATGGTAAGATTAATGATTACCACACAAGGCATGAGGATTCTCATCTAGAAGTCTACTGTGACAATCATCCAGATGCTTTTGAATGTAGAGTATATGACGAGTGATTTTGAAGAATACCTTTTAGGAAATTATAATAATATAAGACAAGCACAATCAAATCCTACAGAATATGCTCAACTGTGTGTTTCGTGGGAAGAGATTGATGGTGGGTATAGATCTAAGAACTATTATAGAAGAGATGGACCCAATAAACCTTATAGGGAAAGACATCATAGGATTGTAGAGATATCTGATACTGAAGTAATTGTTGAAAATTATGATCTTGAATGGACAAGATGTGAAAATTGTGATATGATTTTTAAACGAAGTGATAATGGATGGCACGGGAAACTCCTATCGGAAGATAAGTGTATTGTTAGAGGTGCTAAACTTATTGCCGAGATACATTTAACTAAAGATGGTCTTAATAGTAGAGACCGAGGTGAAGATACTGAAGGTAATAAAATCTTTGGTGGAGATTCACTATATAAATTTAAACGAGCATCATAATGGATTTTCCCATATTCCAAGTCAACCTGAAGCATTATTCTATTCGTGATTGGAATAACCGTAAACAGAAATTGGTTGATAAATTACCTAATGGTGAATATACTGATTTTTTACAGTATAGGAGAGAGATGGAGGTACCTCCATATCTTGATGAACTATCTGATTTGGTTAGTGAAGAGATGGATGATTTTAGACAAACTTATCCAGTGCCAGTTATAATATCAAATGCCTGGTGTGAAAGAGCAAATAAAGGAGATTATCATTGTGTTCATCAACATGGCACTACTGGATATTCTGCTGTATTGTATGTTGAATTTAACTCTGCTGAACATGAGGCAACTAAATTCTATTCTCCTTTCACTGAACCTGTTAATGGAGATTTGATGGAATATCAACCTATAGCAAAGGAAGGAGACTTACTTATCTTTCCATCTTCATTATTACATGAAGGTCCTATGAATAAGAGTGATCATGAAAGAGTCATAGTATCCTTTAATATTATGGGGGAAGGTGAAGCAAATGCTTATAATGCAGGATTGCAGTCATCGCATAAATAAATTTAAACTTAGTTTTTTCAAATGGGCTTAGCTACAGTTGATGGTATTATTAATGAGCAGAATACATCTTTCGCTGGTAAGGATGGATTCTATTGGTGGATCGGTGAAGTAGAATCTAATGAAGACCCAATGGGTTGTAATCGAGTTAGAGTACGTATAATCAATTATTATACTAATCCTGCAGGTTCATCAGTTTCAAATTTACCAACAGAAAATTTACCTTGGGCAACAGTATTACAACATACTTGCCAAGCTGGTAATGATTTGCAGGGTGAATCTTCTGGACAGTTGCAACCTCGTGCAATTGTTATGGGATTCTTCATGGATGGAGAGGCAGCACAAATGCCTGTTGTTATGGGGGTATTGAGAGTAAGGAAGGGTGAAACGGATACGGATAAGAAATTTATGTTGACTGGTGAAGAGATACCAAAGGGTGCAGAAACTAATGCATCTACTACTCCACCAGGACAAACTGATACTCAACTTAATAAGAATGAATCTGAAATAGATGCTAATAGTGTTAAAGTATCACCAAATCAAGGTGAAGGTCCAGGAGGTGCTGGATCCCCTTATGGTATAGGTAATGCTCCTGGTATTTCTGGATCTAGTTTTAATACTCAGAAACCTACAACACCATCTAAACCTATTCCTACTGCATCAGGTACTGGTGGTCCTATTAAGTTATTAGATTATAAACTAACTTATTTGTTGGAAGATCTTGCAGCATCTGCTGGTAACCTAGTCAAAGCTGATGATGGTAGTTTTATTGATGTTATTGAAAATAAAGTTGTAACATTAGATAAACTTCTAGGAAAGATTAAAAACTTTATGAGTGCGGTGTTTGCTCAAGTTGTTTCAGCTCTTAGACAAGAACTTGATATACTTGTGCAGAAACTTACTGATGCAGCAGTAATGGGAACATCATTCCTTGGTATACCAGGTGTAACTTTTGCTGCTATTAAATCTGCACTTAGTGCTATATTGAGTGTTATCTGTGGTATTGATAATAAAATCATAGACTTTATTAATAATCCTATAGCTGCTTTAACTGGTATTATTGATGGAATTGTTGAAGGTCTTATTTCTAAAGCAGAAGCAGCTCTTCAAGGTGTCCAAGATGTTATTGATTCAATTATTTGTTCAGTGCAAAACATTCTTGGTCAAGTTTTAGGTATCATTCAATCAGTAAAAAACATTGCTAACTTGGGAGGTAAGGCAAAGGAAATTATTGAGATGTGGGAAAAGGGAAGTGCCATTTTCAGTAAAGGTATGGATGTTGTAGCTAATGGTATTGGTGGATTGGTTGGACTTTTGACATTCTTCCTTAGTTTATTTGATTTTGGTTGTAATCGTGAAGCACATGGTGGTAAATCTGATGTTGGATGGTATCCTTTCTTTGGTACTACATCTTGTACTCCAGAGGCATTAGCAGCATTACCGACAGGTAGTGCATATGGTTCTTGTGGTGATGGAAGTAAGACTGGTGGAAAATCTTCTGGTGGTGGATTTTTAGATTCATTCTTTGAAGAAGCAGATCAATATTTAACAACTGCTAAAAACTTTGTTAATGGTGCTTATAATCTTCAGATGGGAACACCAGGAAGACAAGCAACTATTGTTAAGGATGCTTCTGGTAAAACAACTACATCAGTTAAACAGAATAATTCTTCATTGGCAAAATATAAAGCTAATAAAGAGGTTAGGATGCAAAATCCAGATCTCAGTGATGAAGAAATACAGAAGAAAGTAGATGCTTATGTAAAGAAGAATACTGGTTCTGATGATGAGCAAGCAAATTTTGTTTCAGACCACACTTCATATCCAAATAACCATACTCAAGAAGTGCATGGTGATGATTGTAAAACTGTTGATGGGGATTATTGTAGGACTATCGATGGTGACTATCGTTTAAAAGTTACTGGTGACTGCCATCTTGAAATTGGTGGTGGATTCTTTATGAATGCTCAGGGTGCTCCTAAGCAAGCTGATGCACAGGGTAAACCTGCAGAAGATAAGGATAAGATTCAAAAGCATACCATAGCATTTGGATCAGATTTGGATGTTGCGGTTAATGGTGCTGATTTCAAATTGAATTGCATCGCTGGAGAGTTTGGAATGAGAGATATGAAGGTTGCTTGTAGTTCATATGAGAACTTAGGTCAAACTTCAACTTTCTCTGGTGGTGAGTTTGTGATTAATGCTGGTAATGCTATCACAATGAATACCAAAACACTAACACAGGCAGTTAATATTACTAATCCTATTGGATTGGGTGGTTATACTTGTACTGTTGGTGGACCTATAACATTCCTTCAAACACCAGCAATGACAGGTGGTTTACCACCATTTACAGCGTCCACACCAGGACCAATGGTCTTCAATGCTGCTGCAGCAGGTATTGCAATGAATGTTGCTGCTGGTGCTTGGGCGGTGAATGTAGCGTCAGGTGCTGCTACAATAAACTGTGCATCGGGTGCGATTTCATTAACTTGTGCAGCAGGTGTAATGACTTTGACTGCTGGTGCTACATGTAAAGTCACTGCTGGATCTATTTTCTTAAACTAGTTGACAGCACCCATATCTTATGTTACACTACGGAGGTAGTTGAGGATGTCTTACTTGGAACACGTTTACATCAATATTTCTACAAGGGAAGTTACCCTTGAATCATCTGAGGGTGATTTAAAAACTGTAGCTTGGAAATGGGATCGAGAAGGATCTGAAGGATTTGCTGAAACAGTGCAAACTATCGAAGCAGTTACTGATCCAGAGCAACGCACTTATCAAATTGCATCAGTTGAATAATGGTTGACATTCAAGAAGTTACACAAAAAGAGGCAGAGAAGAATTTATCTTTTATGTTGTCTATGTGTACTAGAAACCGTACTGTGTGGAGAATTGTGCAAGAAGATGGATCTGTTTCTCTATTGAGTCCTATGATTCAGTCTGGTCCTCCTATAGATGAAGAAGTCATGAGTCAGGTAGAGGAATTCCGAAAAGAATTACTAGTTGACAAGGAGGAATAATTGCTATATAATACACACACAGGGCAAGACGATGCACCTCAAAAGTCACGAAACACCGAGAAAACGAGGCCGCAACACTAAGTCACCTAAAAGTCCTGTTGCAATGAAGAACTCTAAAGCGAGACTTCAATCACTTAAACGCAAATTGGGTATTATTAAATGATGGGGGAGTACAAAAGATCTCTAAGTAGAAAGAGTGCCCCTTATAAGTTCGTAGTAGTCGGTGGAGGAACAGCAGGAGCAATAGTTTCAACTTGGTTAAAAGCGTTTTGGGGAGATGCAGTCGAGGTTGTAGTAATTTATAATCATGCGGAGCCGAATATAGGCATAGGTGAAAGTCTGACACCGATGATGATAACTTACTTAGATAGAGTGGGTATAGATCCAGATGATTTAATAAGACATTGTAATTCAACAGTAAAATTAGGGTTAAAGTTTAAAAATTGGACTGGTGATGGTAGTCATTTCTACCATCCTTTTTATTGTATAGAAGATGATACTCTTGGTCATGGAGGATTTGAAGGTGCGTATGATCTTGTAAATAATCAATATGATAATGATCTTACTTACAGTAACAAGATATTAGAAGATAATAGAGTACCATTAGATATTAATAATCATTCATTTACTCTCCATATAGATGGAGTATTGACTAGTAAGTATATACTTGAGAGATATAAAGATAGACTCACCATCATTGATGATATAATTGTAGATATTACTAAAGATCAAAGTGGGCATATTGCACAAGTAATTGGTAATAAAGGAGAGTATGATGGTGATTTCTTTATTGATGCAACAGGATTTAAAAAATTACTCTTTAAAAAATTAGATAATAATAGGTGGTTGGATACAAGTGATTGGTTGCCTTTAAATAGGTGTATTCCAAATCCAATTTTTCGTGAACATAAAACGATACCAGTTAC